TCCGTGGGTCAATATCAATGGTTCGGGTCATTCGAATAAAGCACACCGACACGGGGACTCTCATTTTTCAGCATGCGTCTGGGTGCAGGCAAATGAAAAAAGCGGGGCGATAACGTTTATAAATCCTAATCCAGGTCATGACATGCGTAGAGTTTGGCTAAGTCAATTTGATAAATATATTCCAGCCAATTCAGGGGCATATAACTATGTTCCTAGATCTGGAGACTTTGCTATCTTCCCGGGAGACCTATACCACGAGGTTGGACCCAATATGAGTTCTCAGGATAGGATCAGTATTGCCTTTAATTTCGATGTAAAACAGCCAAATATGCCACTTGATGTCCTAAATGTGTCTTAAATGTGGCAGAAACATGGCGGACATTCTATACATAGTACTAAAACTCATGAAAAAAAAATTTAAAAACAAATTTTTGAAATTGGATGTAAAATGTCCAAATCAACTAGAAGTGTTGGTATTACTAGCTAAAGTGTGGACATTTTATCAAAATGTAAAATGTCTAAAATGTCCAAAGTCAATAAAATCAATACTTTTAAAGCATTGCTTAGACATTTTATGGACATTTTATACAATAGTTAAAAAAGTCAATAAAGACGTCAAGTTAATCGCTCGTACGCGCGTAAATGGTTTTTTGAAAACCTATTTTGTGAGTTTTGCTACTATATGAAAAAGGAGTTGGCCAAATTCATACTAAGTAAAAAAGGATATGCTCTCATAGTAGCTCTATGTCTTTGCCTACTTCTACTCAGTCTGTTATTATTTAGTTTGTCTTCCAAACTAAATTTATTTAGTACTGGGATATTCGTATGAAAATACCTTTTGTATATAGAATTGTTATATTAATCTTAGTTGGTGGATGTGCACCTGTACTTATTACTACCGCACTTAACCACGTCTTTGGTTATCCTCCTAAACAAGCAATGGAATTAACTCTTGTTTTATGTCTTCCGATTGCTGTTTGGATGGCATCTAAAATTAATGAGAGATGGCACGATGATAGGGAAGACTAGGAAGAAATCTAAGTATAAACATGCTACTATTAATAAGAAGCGTTATTATTTCTATATGATTCGGTGGGAGGATATTACGGGAGACGCAGGGCACGCTAGTGCAGAAGAATTTGACAAGTTTGAAATAAGTGAGATGATCACTCAAGCATATGTATATAAGAAAACTAAAAAATATCTATACACGTTTAGTTCTTATGATATTAAGGACGAAGTATTTAGTGATAGAAATATATTCCCCATGGGGTGTATTCTTAAGATGGAGAAAATTCCGGCGTGACCAACAAATTAAAAATGATAGAAGAAGTCGAAAAAGCAAAAAGCGAATCTGATGACTTAATGTTAAATAAAATAGCTTATTATGAAAATCGCATTAATGAGCTTGAAAATAAAATTGCTGATCTACAAGAGTGTTTAAAAGTGAGAGATTATTCTCCACCTTTTAACTCAGAAGGTTGAGTTTTTTTCTTTTCTATTTTTTGTGGTTGAGGAGTTACATTTATAATCTGTGAGTAGTCGTCTAAAATTTGTTTCATTTTGTTTTCTAACTCTTCTTCTGTTAGGTCCTCTAGTTTCCCTGTTTTTATTATTTTTCTGTCTATATATAACCCTGCTGCTTTTCCTCGGTTTGTTTCAGCATTTACTGCGGCTGAAAAAGAATTTTTCTTTAAAGCCAACTCCTTTATCCGAGCAAGTTCAGCCACGTGAGTTGCGTGAGTGACTTCATGTTTTTTAAGTCTTTCCTCTCTTAACTCTCCTAGATATTTTGCAACAAGCGGATTAAGCTTTGGGTTGGTTAGTTCGGACCCTTCCTGTCTGCAACGCTTCTCGCTATAACCCGCTAATTTCGCCGCCTCGGTTTTGGTTAAAGGTCCATCGGGTCCGCCAAATACCAATAGCTCTGCGAATCTCTTTTGCATTTCTGTCAATCTTTTTGATAATCCCATAGTTGACATTTTAGAGTAACACTCCTATAATGTCAAATATGAAAGCAAAAGTTTTTAATAACTGGCTTCCCGAGGGATTAAATCAATATTTAACCAATGTATTTTTATATAATACCCCTCATTATTGGGGTCATACTTCAAATGAAGGGGAGAGTTCTTTTACTTTTTATACAGGATTTTTAAATCCCCAAGATCTTTTATATAATTATTTATTTCTGAAGTTTTGTGAGACAGCTCGCAAACGCTTAGAGCTTTTAAGAATGTATATTAATATTCAACATCCCGGAATGAATGGAGGTCCTCACGTAGATGATGGGGAATTAAGTGGAGTTTATATGGTTACACCTACACAAGAGGTGGGTTCTGGTACATTGCATGTAGACACAGGAGATGGTAATTATGAAGATATTAGATTTGAACGTAATAAACTAGTTATATTTGGTGCTCAACAAAAGCATTGGGCGGATGCTCCTAGTAAAGACCCCAGGATAACATTAACATTTAAAACAAGAGAAGTAAAAAATGGTAACAACTAAAAAAGACGCAGAAGAATTTGCTTCTCAAATTGCTGAGATGCAAGACTCTGGTAAATCTCACGCAAAGGACCCAGGTAGAAGAGGTCCTAATGACTTGGAAGAGATAAATAAAAAATTAAAGATAAGAATAGCTCAGTTAGAAGGTATTTCAAAAGTTCATCGAGCTCTTAATGGTGAGTTAAGACAAGAAGTATATGATCTTAAGATGAAAGTTAATGACCAGATTGCTCTAGAAAACAAGATTGAGGGACAAAAGAAAATTATACGTGAACTAAGTATGGATAATCAGAGACTTGCTAAAGAAGTGGATGACAAAGTTTCTCATCTAAGAAAGTTGGGGCTAATTTGAGAGTTCAAGATTTACAACAATTCCTCAGTTCTTTTACTGAGGGATCGGATGCAGTTAAGAATGCTATTATACTGGTTGAGGTACGAGGCAAGCTTTTTGATGTGAGACGTATGGAAGTACACGAAAATGCTACTCCAATAATAGCTCACAAGGGTCATACAGCCCATAGATTAGTTTTAAAAACTTCTAAACCGTCCAGTATTATTTTACCTGATAAGTTACAACATGATTATTAAAGATTTTATTGGAGTCTACGAGGACTGTGTTCCTAAAGAGTTTTGTGAAAAGATAATTAAGACATATGAGGATATGTCTTCCACTGGTTTCGGCAAGGTCGAGAAACAATTAACTAATGGACAGCTCCTGAAAGATGGTGAAGCACTTCACCTAGTTGATTCTAATATTCTTAAATTAACTAGCGAGTATTCACATATTTTTATTAAAGAATTTTGGTCTAAAGTTTATCCCAAATATAATGCAAAATATCCTATACTATCTTATGCTGATCCGCACACAATTCAACATTTAAAAGTTCAGAAGACTGCCGTGGGTGGAGGATTTCATCAATGGCATTTCGAATCATCAGGTAGGCCTGACCTTAATAGATTATTAAATGTATTTTTATTTTTAAATACAGTTAAAGAGGGAGGGGAATCAGAGTTTTTATATTATGGAAGAAGAGAGAAAGCTCAACAAGGTAAACTATTAGTTTATCCTTCCTCGTTTACACATACACATAGAGGTAATCCTCCTATTTCAAACGCTAAATATGTTTTGAATGGTTGGGTGGAGTTTTAATGCATATAGATTTATGGTTTCCATCAGTAATTGGCAAATCTGACTGTCCTTTTTTTGATGAGGTAAAAGATTCATATAGAAAAAGAATATCTAGTGATGAGGTGAAAGTTGTATCTACAGGTCGCTTTATAACACCCACGTTTGAATACAATTCAGCGGGCTTTTGTGCTCAAAGAGTCCACGAGAAAGGGGAATTTAAAAGATTAAATGATTGGATTATTACTCAGGTTCAGGAATATGCAGATACGCATAAATTTCCGGGAGTTTATTATTGTAAAGACTCGTGGGTAGTTGATTACCCTGTTAATAGTGCTCAATTCTTTCGTAGTCATCCTGGTTCTATTATCTCAGGAATATTTTTTATAGAGGGACAAGAGGATGATGTTCCTGTCTTATTTAAAAACCCAGTAACAGATATGAAAAATGCCTTAGGTCATACTGCATATGAGAATAAAGCTCATTTAGTAAACGAGTTAACTTATAACCAAGTGGCCTATCCTCCTAAGACAGGACAGTTATTATTATGGAGAAGTCATTTAGAAAGTGGTTGCAATATGAAAACTTTGGCCTGTAAGAGGACTGCTTTTGTATATAATTTCGATGTAATGGTAACTCTGAAAAGTGTGTGAAACCTGAGCGTAAATTATACCAAGATTTAAAAAAGATTTCCCCAGATATTATTTGGAATCGGCTAGAAAATTTAAGCCTTATTGGTATGCCAGACGTGTTGGGATACAATAAAAATAATCATTTCTTCACTGTAGAATTTAAAGTTACCAAAGGGAAAAAAATTAGATTTTCACCACACCAAATCGCGTGGCATAAGACTCATCCTCAACATACTTACATCCTAGTTCGGGCCCTTGGCCCGAGGTCCGAGAAACGTTTTTCGGACTACTTGTACCGTGGTTCAAGAATCACGGAGCTTGTTGCTTGTGGCTTATCGCTTGAGGCTTGTTGCTTGGGGCTTGAACCGTGTTCCAGGTTCCTTGGTTCGCTTGATGCTTGACGCTTGGAGCTCGGATCTTTAAATATCTTCGTGTTGGCCGCGTGTAAGTCTTCCGGTTTAATATTATTTGCAGCCATGAATCTCCTCCAGGTAATCATCCAGGCCGATGTTGTCTACGAAGCCCCAATGAACCTTATCAGTACCCCAATAACCGTCCACTGTATTAGTTTGTAGATTCACCCAAACATTAGGACCGCCAAAAGTTACTAGCAGCCTAGCTGCTTTGTACTTATGGTCGTTGTGCGTGATCCATTCTATATCTAAAACGCTTTCCATCAACTTGTCGATGGAGATCTTTCCTTCTGTTATTTCTTCAGCGTGTGCTTTGCACATTCTGTGAAGTTGCTCCTCGCATGTCTCACTTTTCTTTTTTAGTGCTGTCATTTTTCTCCTTTTTAATTTATCCTACAATATCCCTTGACTCCTGTCAAGCCGCTTGATGCTTGGCGCTTGTGGCTAGGAGTATTATAACATGGTCAAATAATACGAGCTGAATTAAATTCGCTCAATCTTTGGTACAGTTTTTCATGTACCGCAATTACTTGACCCGAGATCCCTGCTCAAAGCATGCAGGATTTTAATTGGATCCACGCAGGGATCTCGGCTCAAGTTAATTCAACTTGTTTTCTTTCTTAACCTTCAGACCTTGTTGTACAACGAACCACAACGCTCTGAAGTCCTTCATCGGCATATCTTTAATCTCTTGTGCTAATGAAGGTCGTGATCTTTTAACTTTTTTTATTAGTTTCTTTTTTATGTCTTTCATATTCTTATCCTATAGTATCCCTGGTCCGTTGTCAAGGGTGCTTGTTGCCTGTTGCTTGGTGCTTGACCCCTGATCCCTGATCCCTGCTCAAGTTTATTCTATCGTCTCAATATGTGCTTGAGCTAAACTTAACCCAAACAATATGAAGCCAGTAAACGAGAGCAATGCTCCGAGCTTCCCGTGTGTTGGGTCAACTATCATTACGATAATACCCATCACAGCTATGCTCAGGCACAATACCCACTTAATTACATACGCCATTATTCTCCTTCCATAATATCTCTTAACTCGTCTAACATATCTCCGCTATCATCAAAGTCGGAAACATCTAAATCAACCGACTTCGCGACTTCCTCGTCTGTCATATCGTAAGCTGATTTTACTTTTTCTTTGTCTGTCATTTTATTTCCTTTCTTCCCAATTAGAATGGGATTTTTTCGTCATCTTCTAATTGATCTTCTAGCTTTTCTATTTCTTGAATAATTTTATTATTCAACTCCATTAGAGCTAATCTTTTTGCCTTTATTATAAGTTTATCTATTTCTTTATTGTTCATCTTCATCCTCCGTATTTATACAATCAATGCACAATGTTTCACTAGACCATTCATCTGGCTTCGGTGTACATCCGCAATGACTACAAGTTATTTCTTTCATATTGACATCATAGATTATCTGGGATAGAATGTCAAGTATGAAATATAAATAAAGATATAAATAAATAGTTTATAGCGGCACGCACCCTGAACCAGGGTCCAGGGATACTGTACCTTGTGTCAAGTAAAATGTGGGACACACCGTCCAAAATGGGTCGCGGCCTACGGCCGTTCGGTTCACTCGCCCCCCTTCGGGGGGCGCTTACCCCGGACCACGGTACGAAGTAGGACCCAGATTGGATCTGACGCTTGAAGCCTTCGGGCCCACCCACCACCCTTTTTTTAAAAGGGGGTCCCACTGCTTTTAGTAAACCCCCTTGATTGAGAGTGTTTTAGCTGTTAAAAACGTTTTGATGAATAGGGAAGTTGAAAGAAAATATAAAATTTTTAAAAATTCTGAAGAAATAAAAGAAATAATAAAAATTAGTAATAATAAATGGGAAACAAAACATAAAAATAATTTACAATTTTTGTGGCATTCCCCTTTTATTGATCATGACTTGGAAGCCTTCTTATCCATGTATGATAAGGATAAACCCCAAAACACTAAATTGTTGGATTTAGGTACGTGTAATGGGAGCCAAGCTATACACGTCGCTAAAAAGGGATTTAATGTGGTTGGATCAGAAGTTTCTCCTACGGCTTTAAAAAAGATAAAATATGATACCACCCTTCCAGTGAAATTTGTATTAGATGACATTTTAGATACTAGATTTAAAGAAGATGAATTTGACATAATTTTTGATAGAGGTTGCTTTCATAGTATAGTCCTGTGGGGATTAGATAAATATATAAAAAATATTTTAAAAATTTTAAAAAAAGACGGAACTTTGTTATTAAAAGTATTAAGTGATAGACAAAAACGTTTTATGTCTGAAGACACCATAATGGGAAAAAAAATATCAATACCATATAGGTTTAGTCAGGATATGATAGTTGAAATATTTAGAGAAGATTTTGACATAACTCTTGCATGTCTTTCTTATTTTCATTCTTCCTTGTGTGATTCAGAAGAACATAAGGCTGAATACCCTATGTGTTATTTTTTTATACTGCAACCAAAATGATAGATTTAAATAATGTAGATATTAATAAACTTCCGTCAGATGTACGTAAATCTTTTAAACGTCTTCAACTTTTACATGCGGAAAAACAAATACAAAACAAAGCTAAGAATGATTTTCTTTCTTTTGTTAAATGTGTATGGCCTGAATTTGTGGAAGGGTCTCATCATAGACACATTGCAGAAAAATTTAATAAATTAGCAACGGGTGAGCTAAAACGTTTAATCGTGAATATGCCACCTAGGCATACAAAATCAGAATTTGCGTCTTATTTACTTCCTGCGTGGATGGTGGGCCGTAATCCAAAGCTCAAGATCATTCAAGCAACTCACACCGGAGAATTAGCAATTAGATTTGGTCGTAAAGCTAAGCACTTAATTGATTCAGAAGAATATTCTAAAATTTTTGAAACAACCTTACAAGAAGACTCAAAAGCTGCGGGACGATGGGAAACGGCTCAAGGCGGTGAATACTTTGCTTCTGGTGTTGGCGGAGCAATCACGGGCCGTGGTGCGGATTTATTGATCATTGATGACCCACACTCGGAACAAGATGCATTGTCAGAACAATCTTTAGAAAACGCATATGAATGGTATACATCAGGTCCTCGTCAACGTTTGCAGCCAGGAGCTTCAATCGTGCTCGTCATGACGAGATGGTCGACCAAGGATTTAACGGCTCAATTATTAAAACAACAAAAAGAAGTTAAAGGTGATCAGTGGACCGTGGTCGAATTTCCGGCGCTCATGGACCACGGACCAGTGTGGCCCGAATATTGGTCTAAGGAAGAACTTGAAAAGGTCAAAGCGACCTTACCCGTTAAAAAGTGGAACGCGCAATGGATGCAACAACCTACTTCTGATGAAGGAGCCATCATTAAACGTGAATGGTGGAGAAAATATGAAAAGGACACCATTCCGGCTTTACAACACGTCATTCAATCTTACGATACGGCTTATCTTAAAAAGGAAACCGCGGACTTTAGCGCCATTACCACGTGGGGCGTTTTTTATCCCACTGAGGATTCACCAGCTAATCTTTTACTATTAGACGCTGTTAAGGGAAGGTATGAGTTTCCAGAATTAAGAAGAAGGGCCTTACAGCAATATAAGTACTGGCAACCTGAAACGGTAATAATAGAAGCAAAGGCCTCAGGATTACCTCTGATGTATGAGTTGAGGCAAATGGATATACCAGTTGTTTCCTTTACACCAAGCAAAGGACATGATAAACATGCAAGGATAAACGCAGTGGCTCCGTTGTTTGAGTCTGGAATGATATGGGCGCCAGATCAAAAATTCGCGGAGGAGGTCATTGAAGAATGTGCATCCTTCCCTCACGGAGATCATGACGACTTGGTTGATACAATGACCCAAGCAGTAATGCGCTTCAGGCAGGGCGGATTAGTTAAACATCCTGAAGATTATGTAGATGAAAAACAAGACCCTAGACGTAAGGTTTATTATTAATGAGTTTATTTAAACTTATAAGAGCATTTCAAAAAGCAAAAGGCAGATCGCCAACTCCTGGTGAATTGTCACAATTAAAAAAACAAGCTGCCGCGATGCAGCCTACTAATGTACTTCCTTTTGGAAGGAAAAAAAGAGGCATAGAAGATTTATTAAAGTCTGGAGAGGTTACATGGGGCACCGCTCCAAAAACGAAAAGATTTAAAGATCCTGTAGATCCTAGATTTCAAGCAGCCGTGGATAGACAAGAATCATTTGCTGCGTTTAAAAAACGAATGGATGATAAGAATAAACAGAATGCTTACAAGAGTGCTTTAAGAAAAGCTAAAGAAATTGATAAGAAAAAATTATCCATGGAGGAAGTGGAGACAAGATATAGAAATCTTGCTAAGTACCCAGAAGGGAGATCTTATCTTTATGATGAGATTTATGACATTGAAAGAGGTTGGACTCACGGTAATCTTGGACAACGAAGCAAAGCAGATTTAGTTTCAAAAATAAAAGGATACATTAGTGAAAGTCCTCCTCCAAGAAGACCATCTAAAAAAACAACTCAAGATCCTTTTAAGGAACCTAATCAAGAAGTTGAAGGACAATTAGAAATGGATTTTACAGATTGGGATGATAAAGGCATGGCTGGCGGAGGATTAGCCTATATGCTTGGTGAAGGTGGAAGAATTGGATATATACACGGGGGTATAACACACCCGGATGGAAGAAGAGGATTTTTTACAGGAGCCGAAGCTGATGCTAGAGCGGGTACAGCCTCTATGTCACCCGGCACTCATCATGGTGGGGGAGAAAGACACGGTTCAGACGCTGATGATGATCAAAAAGCTTTATCCTATGTAAATTGGAATCAACGACCAACATCTGAGCCTAAACACGGCGGCAGTGAAGGAAGTTGGATGGATTATATTCCAGGTATTGGAATGGCTAGAAGAGCGGCAAAGTTTTTAGGACCTATGGGTGACGAAAGAAATTTGGCGTTAAGACATGATTGGTTACAAAAACAAGGATATCTTGGAGAAGGTGAAGAGGACGACGGTAAATGGACAAGTGAATATTTAAAATCTCCAGAAGGTTTAGCTGAGTTAAAAGGAATGGGATACAAAACTGTTGATGATTTTCAACCTGGTGGAAAATATTATCATGAAGGAAGCGACTCCTATCCACGATATGCACAACAGAGATCTTCTTTAGGATTAGATAGTATACAATCAACGAATAAAGATGATTTTGATTTATATGCAGTAGCGGAAGGAAGAGAGCCTTCAAGATTTTATTCAGGAGGTGGCTCTGTTGGAATGCCACCAATGACTTATGGTTTAGATTTCTTAGCACGATATCAGTACCCTCCTTCAGAAGGAAATACTTTGGGTCAATTTAAAGATGATGTCTTTAAAAGATTAGTTCCTGATATAGGAATTAATTATAGAAGCCCGAAAGGATGGTCTTTCGGAGCAGGCCCTACTATTGGAAAGGGAGATAAAACAATGCACTTTCAGTTTAGAAAAGAATTTAAGAAGGGAGGCTTTAACAAAGGCAGAAGAAACTTTTTAAAACTTATGGGAGGTTTAGCAGCACTTCCTATTGTTGGTAAATATTTTAAATTAGCAAAACCCGCAGCAACAGCTGTGAAAGCTGTTGAAACTTCTAACGCAGCTGGAATGCCAGCATGGTTTCCCAAACTTGTAGATAAAGTAATGAAGGAAGGAAAAGATGTTAGCAAACAATATGCTACTACTGAAAGAGTAATTGTTAAAGAAGCACAACTTCCTGGAAGTAAAACTAAAATTTTAGTAGAACAGGATCTAACAACTGGGAACACAGCCGTTGATATTGGATTAGGTAAACATGGATGGGCTGATGGAAGACATGGTCAACCTGTAAGACTTCATTTACAAAAAGGGGAATGGATTGAGCCTAAAAAAGGACAAAAGAAAGGTGTTAAAACAAAAGATGAGTTTGACGTGGAAGAAGCAGAATTTACTGGAGATGCAGAGAGTGTAAAATTTGAAGATGTATCCATTGAGAAATATGGAGATCACGCATCTGACTTTAGTGAAGTTGAAAGATATGCAACGGGTAAAAACCTAGATAAGAAAATTATTGGTAAAAAAAGAGCTAGAGATGACTGGGCCGAAGGTCATGCTGAAGCTATGGCGGAGCAGGTTGATGAATTTGCATCCGGCGGCGTTGCTCATTTATTAGGGGAATAATGGACAACGATAAAAAATTAGAAGACATTATAAATTTTTGGCAAAAGCCGGGGTTCGTGTACCCTGAATCAAAACCCGAAATACCTGTAGCAGATCAGTATCAAGATTATAAACAAGTTCAGGACATCTTCGAACCTCGAACCCAGATGTATATTGAAAAAGAAATGGGGTTTGATGAGGGCGGACTAGCAACACCTAAACGTGGCTTGGTTGATGAACCGGGAAGTTATGCTGGACGTTTTAAAGAAGACTGGGGACCTAAGAAAAGAATTAAACAAGGAATTCCTGGTTATCGTGTTAGTCTTCGAAGAAAAACAGCTGATGGTATGAAAGTAATTGATCAATTTTTTCCTACAACTAAATATAAAAATTTAACTGAAGCTAAAAAAGCTGCTGACAAAGCTTATGAAACTTTTAATAAAAAGTATCCTATCGATACGTCTCTTCATAATACTTATAACCCTACAGGAAAATCAAAATATAAGGTTAAGGAATTAAATAAAGCCGTTAAATGGTATACTGATGGTAAATATAAAACTTGGGATGAATTAACGAAGGTTGCTTCCAAAGTAAAACAGTTAGATATGACAAGTGCTCCGAAAGATAAAGCTAAACAGGCATATCATACAGGAATAGGTATTAGAAATAATCTTAAAAATAACAAAGGTAAGTTTGTTATACCTGATCCAACAGGCGGACAATTTAAACCTATTTATTTTACTGAATATTCAGATAAAGATTTTATTAAAGATTTAAAAGCTAAAAAATCTCCTTATGAAATTGCTACAGACTATTATTTAAAAAATAAAAAAATGATCCAAAAGCAAATGGTTGGTAATGTAGAATACACACGACCTATTGCTTATTTAGCTAAAGTTCTTACTCAAAGAAGAAAAAGAGATATGGATGTTGCAGAGGAGCTTATTAATTTTCAAGAGTGGAGCAGGAAGCAAAAAGGACCAAAGACACAAAGAGAATATTCAGCGAGAGTCGCGAAACTACTCCCTCTAGCTATTGAAAATGGAATTGTTCCAAAAGGAATAGATACTCCTTCTCAATATTTTAAATGGACTAAAAAACAAAAAGTTGATCCCTTACTTAAATTATTTAACCATATGGAAAAAATAGGGGTTGAACACATTGCAGGTGTTAGCCGTGCTGTAGATATAATGGATTATAAAAGTTTAGGTGAAATTGTTCCTTTGCTTGGAGGTAAAGACGTTAATTTTGAAAAAGGACTTCTTTACGATCGACCAATGACGGGATTAGCTAAAAACATTCTTAAATCAGATAACGCAACAATTCAAAAAAGAAATCTAAAAGCTCTAAATAATATGAGTAAAGAAGCTGCAGCAATGTACAATACGATTGCAGTTAAATATAGGCTTAGTCCAACAGATAAGAACCCTGTCGGTGGACAGATGTTGGAAAGGGTTACAAAGGGAAATCCTCTTTCAAATACTTTGTTAAGAGATGCTGATTTATTGATGAAACAATATGTTGCGGGTGGCGGACAAAAAAGAAAAAGTTTTAAATTTCTTGATCCTGACGTTCAAAAAACAATTCAGATGTATCAAACAGGAGATATTAAAAAGGGCAAAAAGAATTTATCAGATTTATTAACAGACCTATGCCCCAACAAAGCATCCGGAGGCCGTGTGGGTATGAAACTAGCAGGATCCGTGGGTGTGAAATGTGGAGCAGACAGATTTAAACAAGTCTTTAAAAATCCAAATAAAGGAACTCAAGCAGAAAGACAACTGGTAGGACAAATTGTTAAAAGAGGAGGTACAACTGCAGGAAGAAAATTGTTGTATACGTTAGGACCAGCAGGAATTGGAATTGATGCAATGATTGAAGGAGCTCTGTGGGGAGATGACGTATTAAAAGGTTCTTCTGGTGAACAAGCATGGAAAGATAATTGGTTAAGTTATTTAGATCCAAGTGCTTACACAGGAGGATTAAAAGTTTCAGGAGATAGATATAATGAACGAAAGATAGCTGAAAAATATAAAGGGGATACGGCAAAATTTTTTAATTTAACACATGCCATAGAAGATAAATATAGACTTGAAAATAAATTACTAATGAATGAAGATACTGATGTAGAAAAGCTTGGAATAACTTTAACTCCATCCCAACGAAATAGATTAAAAGAAGTAAATACGATTATTAAAAATCATGGTGGAGAAGAGCAAGTTTTTTCTTTAATTAAAGAAGATTCTCCTTTATTTAATGCAGCA